CCAGGGGACCACCAGAAATGGTGGTCCTCTGTGGGACGGCACTGTTCCGCCGTATGGTTGTTGCTCTTCATATGCCGAGTTTTTCATCGTCGTCTGAAGTAATACAATTGTATTGCTGTTCAATGCTGTTTGCTGGCCTCGTTGTTTTATTAACTTGGCCGGTAATCTCCGGTCTAACTGGAGATTATCGTGGATACCTGGACTTGTAAAACTACTTACCCAAGATGGCAAGACCCTCCTGCACCAATTAATTATACGGTGTATGAGGGTGATAGCCCTAATGAGAGTACGTTCGGCAAGATCAGTGATGATGGCCCAAAGCCTCGTCCCCTCGTCAGCCACCAATTCTCAATCAACAGATTGCGTCTTGAATGGTCGGCGTGTAAGGACAGTTTCGACAATGGGCTTACAGGTCCCACAACTGCGGAGCATTACGACATCTCCGGAAACCCTGCTGCTTATACTGGCGCTCGTGCTGATTCTTTTACATTTGGTCCTACGCTTTCTGCGAAGAACAAAGTGTTAAGTAAGCTCGAGGGGTTGAATACCAACCTTGCTACGTTTCTTGGCGAAGGCCATGCAACGTATCAGATGTTGGGTACAACTGCTCTGAGACTCGCGCAAGCCGCTAGAAACATCCGTAAGGGTGATTTTAGTGGTGCTGGACATGCGCTTGGCTTTGAGCCCAGTCAGAGAGGTATGAGCCGAATTCGCCAAGCGGCGAAAACTGCTCGTAACCAATCTGAGCTTCTTGGAAACACATGGCTCGAGTATCAGTACGGCTGGAAGCCGCTGCTATCCGATCTATATGGTTCTGTTGAAGCTTTTCGGCAAGGTGTTGTTCCTCCGGGCCGTATTTATCATCTTACGGCCCAGGTGAGCAACGAAACGACTCAAACCTTCCCTCCTATCAACGCGTCTTTTAATGACAAATTGAAAAGTCGGAAGGAGAATCGTAAACTGAAGCGGTCTAGTAAGGCTAAGGCGGGCGTTTACGTCCAAGTTACCTCACCTATGGCTGCCACGTTACAGCAATTAGGGCTTTTAAACCCTTTATCGCTGGCTTGGGAGTTGCTCCCTTACAGCTTCGTCGTCGATTGGTTTCTACCGATCGGAAGCTATTTGGGTGCTCTCTCTTCATCGCTGGGGTATACCCAGGTCAGATCGTGGTCATCTTCGGAGCTCAAGAATGAACTTACAGTGGATATATACAATGGTCAGCTTACTAGCGTACTTGTTATGTACTCTCGTTCCGCCGATTATGTATCTCCTACTGTTAAGCCACTTCTTCGAGTCCTCGACGGTGTTAGCGATTCTGTCCAACGGTCCGCCTCGGCTGTAGCGCTTCTTCAACAGGCGTTTCTCCGCAAGTAGCAATCCTGCTACCCGGGTTACCCTCTTTGCCCACTGAGTGGGTTGGAGTTTCACCATGTCTGCAGTCTCTAACGTAGTTATCAACGACGGTGCTACCACTCCGGTTGCACATACGTTCAACCCGGCTCGTGTTTCGCCGGAATTGGTTACGTATCAAGACCGTAGTGCAGCAGTCGTCGCTGGCTACAACGTTTTGACTATCGGCACCCGTTACGCGTCCAATGGCAACAGTGGACAGAAAGTAACGTTGAAGATCGTCGCCCCAACGTTGGCGGTCACGGCACCCACGACAGGCACAGGTATTCAACCGAATCCTGTAGCCGCCTACAGTTGCTTGGCTACTGTCGAGTTTGTTCTTCCGTCTGCGAGTACTTTGCAGAATCGTAAGGACATTCTCGCCTTTGTCAAGAATCTGATGGCCCAAACCGTGGTCTCGCAAGCGGTTCAAGACCTCGACCCTCCTTTCTAACGATTGGATGGTCGTGTCAGCCACAGTCGGTGACTGTGGTGTCTAAACCTAACTTACGGAGCCAAGATGAAAGCTCAGCTTCCATCTGTCAAGAACCTAGTTCCTGACCTGGTGTGTCGTACACTCTCAGCAATAGATACACCGAGAGCCCTTGCTGTTTGGCTTCTGTTCTCTTATGGAGAGCATGACCAGCTGCTTAAGCTCGAGATGCCTAAACCTGAAAGTTACGACAGTGTGTCGTCCTTTGCTGATGATTATCAGGCTACCTGCCTCCTTCAGAAGTACCCTCATCTTCAGACTAGCTTCGACCGAAAGGAAGTTGCTATTAAGAAGTTTTGGGCTGCTGAAGAGCAGTGTCGTCAGACTAATCGTCGCATCCTTAACATGTCTAAGGCTGACGGGGCTTACCCGTCTCGGTTTTACTCGATACTTCATCGAGCAGCCGAAAAAGCTAAAGAAGTGTTAGGGCCACTCAATATGAATCAGATCATCGATTCATGTGGGTGGGGGCCCGGTGTCTCGTCATCCTGTAAGGGCGGACGTACCTCGGTGTACAACAAGTTTCAGGCTAAACCTGAAGCAACATCAGACCTTATAGCTTGTGGCTTGCATCACTTAGTGAATGCATGGCATCCATGGGGCGCCAGCTTGACTGGCGCACGAGACGACGAAACAGGTGTTTCTTTGCCTGTTTCAGTCCTTCCGTCTGTGTTTCACAAACGGCATGGTAACAAGCTAGCCTTTGTACCTAAGAATGCAAAGACCGACCGTTCTATCGCAGTCGAGCCTCATATCAATTCTTTCCTCCAAAAAGGGATTGGGTCGGTTATGAGGTCTCGTATGCGGAAGTTCGGTATCGATCTTGACCATGGTCAAGATCGCAACAGACACTTTGCTCGTTTAGGTTCCATAGATGGCCGTTTCAGCACCGTGGATCTCTCCTCGGCTTCTGATACAGTCGCTATTGAACTTGTTCGCGCTCTGTTGCCTGCTGATTGGTTTACCCTTATGGACAATGCCCGTAGTAAATTGGGCGTTCATGAAGGTAAGTGGTTCCGTTACCATAAATTTTCATCTATGGGTAATGGTTTCACCTTTGAGCTTGAGACACTCATTTTCTGGTGTCTTAGCTTGGTCATCGTTGATGATCACGGTCTTAGTTCGGGTGATTTAGCCGTATATGGTGATGACATCATTGTCCCTACTCAATGTACCGAGGAGGTATTAGATGTTCTCGCTTTTAGCGGCTTTACTCCGAACCCTGATAAAACCTTTACTCAAGGCCCGTTTCGGGAATCTTGTGGTAAAGATTATTTCAGGGGTACTCTCGTCAGACCCTTCTTCCTCAAAGAGGAGGTGACCGATGTTTTCTCGATATTTCGAGTGGCTAACGCTATCCGCCGGTACAGCGCTATGCGCTGTAGCGGTTTGGGTTGCGATGGCCGTTTTCGGTCTGTTTGGAACTTCCTTTTCCGAAAGGTCCCTAAGAGTTTTCAGCTTAGGATACCTGACGGTTATGGTGATGGTGGATTCGCCAGCAATTTCGACGAAACCAACCCCACCACGGGAAGTTCCCTCTGTCCCGCTCCCTTACGGGCTAAGGACGGAGTAGAGGGGTTCCTCGTTCGTATGTGGGTCTCGCGGCCCGCATCGGCGAGGGTTGAGCGGTTGGCTTCTGCCTTCCTTTACTCAACACTGTCGAGTCGTGAAGCGGCTACCAACGGACGGTTCACTGTCAGTAATGGTAGTATGCGACACGGGGTTAAACTAGTCTTAGTACAAGACTGGTCTGACCTGGGACCATGGCTCTAGTCGAGGTACTGGCTAGGGCTTAGGTAACAGGTCTAAATCCTCCATTGGAGGTGGGTGGTATGGGTTTACCATACCTAGGGGAACC